CCGAAGATTCCGCTGCTCACCAACGTCGCCGCGACGGGCAGCTACGTCAACATCCCGAGCGGCAAGTGGCAGTTCCAGCTCGCGGGCACCGTGGGCGGCGCGACCATCGCGGTCGTGGTCAAGGGTCCCGACGGCACGACGGACCTCGCCACGGGGATCTCGTTCACCGCGGCAGGTGTGCAGACCGTCGCCGGCGGCATCCCCGCGGGGCAGTACAAGGCGACCGTCACGGGCGGCGCGCCGTCGGGGCTCTACCTCACGGCGTTCCACATCCCCGAGTGACCTGAGTGGCCATCGACTACGCCCTCCCCTCCCCGGGCCCGATGACGCCCCCCTCATCGGCGGCGGTCATCCCCATCACCGCAGCGCCCTCGACACGCGGAGTCTCCGTCGGCGGCATCATGCAGATCGTGGGCAACCGGGTGCTCGAGGAGCGTGAGCGCCAGCGCGTCGACGTCATGCAGGCGCGGCCCGTCATCCAGGGGCTCGCGTCGCACGTGCGCAAGTGCTGGGACGAGGCGCGGCAGGCCAAGGAGCAGACGGTCGAGCCGCGCATGCTGCAGAGCCTGCGGCAGCGGCGCGCCGAGTACGACCCCGACAAGCTGGCCCTGATCCGCTCGCACGGCGGCGGCAGCGAGATCTACATGCGCCTCACCTCGGCCAAGTGCCGAGGCGGCTCGGCGTGGATCCGTGACGCGATGCTGGGCGCCGGGGCGGACAAGCCCTTCTCCTGCTCGCCGACACCGATGCCGTCGCTGCCTCCCGAGGCGGTGCTCGAGCTCAAGCAGCGCGCGATCGAGGAGCTGGCGGCCTACTACCGCGCCACGGGGCAGCAGCTCGAGGGCGCAGAGCTGCGTGAGTACCTGACCAACCTGCGCGAGGAGATGCTCACCAAGGCCTACGAGGAGGCGCGTGCGGGCGTGCAGATCCTCGAGCGGAAGATGGAGGACCAGCTCGAGGAGGGCGGTTTCCGCCAGGCGCTGAGCGAGTTCATCGACGACCTCGTCACTTTCCCGTCGGCCATCATCTGCGGGCCGATCGTGCGCAAGAAGCCCAAGCTCGCGTGGGTCAAGGACCCGGCGACCGGCGAGTACACCGCCGATGTGCAGGAGCAGATCACGCTCGAGTGGGAGCGGCGCGACCCGTTCATGATCTACCCGGCGCCCGGGGCGAGCGACGTCAATGACGGCTACCTCATCGACCGCCACCGCATGCGGCCGCACAAGCTCGAGGAGCTCATCGGCGTCCCGGGCTATGACGACGAGGCCATCCGCGCCGCGCTCGCGGAGTACCAGACGGGCGGGCTCAACAACTGGCTCTTCGTCGACACGGAGAAGGCGCTCGCCGAGGGCAAGAGCACCACCCACATCCAAGGCTCAACCGCCGACCCCATCATCGACGTGCTGCAGTACTGGGGGCACGTGAGCGGCAAGATGCTGGTCGACTGGGGCGTGCCCGAGGCGCAGGTCCCACACTCGACGAAGCAGTACGCATGCGAGGTGTGGCTCGTCGGGCGCTTCGTCATCAAGGCGGCGCTCAACCCCGACCGGCTCAGCCGCAAGCCCTACTACATGACCTCGGTGGAGAAGATCCCCGGGGCGTTCTGGGGCAACTCGATCCCCGACCTGATCCGCGACGACCAGGACATGTGCAACAGCTCGGCGCGGGCGATCGCCAACAACATGGCCATCGCCTCCGGGCCGCAGGTGGGCGTCAACACCGAGCGGCTGCCGAACGGGTACAACCTCACCGAGATGTACCCGTGGAAGATCCACCAGTTCACGAGCGACCCCATGGGGTCCACGGCCGACGCGTTGACGTTCTTCCAGCCGCAGTCGATCGTGCAGGAGCTGATGATGGTCTTCGAGAAGTTCTCCGTGCAGGCGGACGAACATTCGAACATCCCCCGGTACATGACCGGCGACTCGCCGGCGGGCGGCGCGGGGCGCACGGCCAGCGGCTTCTCCATGCTGCAGAACAACGCCATGAAGGGCCTGAAGCAGGTGCTGTCGAACATGGACATCGACATCGTCGAGCCCGCCGTGAACCGGCTGCACTACACGAACATGCGCTCCACGATGATCGAGTCGTGGATGAAGCGCGGCGACCTGCAGGTCAAGGCGCGCGGCGCGAGCAGCATCCTCGCCAAGGAGTCGCTGCAGATCCGCCGCAACGAGTTCCTCCAGGCCACCGCCAACCCGGTCGACCTGCAGATCCTCGGGCCGGAAGGGCGCGGCGCGGTGCTGCGCGAGCAGGCCAAGACGCTCGACATGGACACCGACATGGTCGTGCCCAACCCGAGCAAGCTCAAGATGATGCGCAAAGCCATGGCGGCGATGCAAGAGCAGGCCGGCGCGCCGGAGGATACCGTGGGGTCCGGCGAGCAGCTGTCAAACGGGGCCCCGGTGACCGACGACTTCTCGCCGTCTTGACACGCGGCGCAATCGCGCGTTACAACCACGACAAGGACATGCCATGAAGCCATTCGAGAAGAAAGATTCGAAGCGCAACGCGAAGGCCCCGGCCGGCGCGAAGAAACCCGCTGGCAAGGAGGCGAAGGGCATGCCCTTCGCCAAGGGCGGCCGCGCGAAAGGGAAGTGCTGACATGGCCGACCTCATCGTGAGGCGCACCCGGGCCGATCCGCTCAACCCCGACAAGACGATGCCGGTGGGCAAGTACCGCGACGGCCAAGGCCAGGCGCGCACCATCGACGACGATCCCGAGATCAGCAAGCCCAGGCGCGAGACGCGAGCGCCCGCCCCCTCCCTCGAGGGCGCCAAGGGCGCCATCAAGACGCGCGAGGCCGAGCTGCAGAAATACGCCTCGGGTGGCATGGTCAGCCACAAGTCGAGCTCGATGGGGAAGTGCTGCAAATGAGCAACAACACCTGGAGCAAACTCGACGACGCGCTGCACAAGATCGGCAACACGGCGTCCGGCGGGTCCACGCCCCTCGGCAAGAAGATCGGGCTGAATTCCGACGCCCATGTCGAGAAGATGAATCTCACTTCCCGCGAGTATGGGAAGTACGCGATGTACAAGGACGGCGGGAAGGTGAGCAAGAAGTCCCAGCCGAAGGCCCCCAAGGGCGGCCTGAACAAGATGGGGAAGTGCTGCTAGCGTGATGCGCCCGCTGCAGCCAGCTGAATTCGAGGTGGTGAAACGCCTCGTGAGGACGCCCGACGGGCGAGCCTTCGTGGGGATGATGGCCGCGGAACTTCGCGCGATCGAGAGCAAGTGCATCGACACGCCGAGGGACCAGGTCGAGAAGATGCAAGGCCGCGGCCTACAGGCTCGCGAGCTCGAGAAATTGCTGAACGACGCCCAGCAACAGCAGCCCACGTAGGCGTCAGGCCCAGCGACAAGCGGGCCGAAAGGAGAACCATGAGCAACCTGCCTCCGGCAATTCGGGAGCAAGCGGCCACGGTCGAAGCGTTCGACGCGGCAACGAAAGAAGCCCAGTCGGCCGCAGCGCAACCGGCGCCTGCTGCACCCGTAGCCCCAGCAGCACCTGTCGCACCGACGCCCCCGGCCACGCCCAGCGTGAGCACGACGGACTTCGAGAAGCTGCAGCACCAGTTCCAGACGCTCCAAGGCATGTGGAGAGCGGAGAAGGAACGGAACGCCGAGAACGAAGAGCGCCTTCGGGCCCTCGAGCAGCCCCCCGCGAACCCCGCGGAGCCTGTTTCCAAGTTCGAGTCCGCCGTTACCGAGTCCGACCGCGAATCCTTTGGCGCCGACCTGTGCTCGTTCATCACCAACCAGATCACCGCCGCGACGAGCCACGTGCTCAGCGCGCTGGACGTCCGGCTGGCGAAGATCGAAGCGCAGCTGGGCGAGACGAACACGGCTGTCGTGGCCGCCACGGAAGACACGCGCGAAGTGCTCTGGCAGAAGTTCCTGGAGCAGCTCGACAAGCGAGTCCCCGGGTGGCACGAGATCCAGCACACGCCCGAGGGCAAGAGCTTCCTGGGGATGCGTGTGCCGGGGACGAAGGATCTCTGGAACAACGTGATCCAGCGTGCAGCGCAGAGCATGGACGTCGAAGCGACGGTCGAGGTGTTCGAAGCGATGTTCAAGGTGTTTCCGACGCTGCGCAAGGGCCCCGAAGCCCTGCCGCCTCCGCCGGCACCGACGAACCCGCTGGAGAACGAGCTGGCCCCCGCGCGCGGGGATGGTGGTGGCCCCCCTGCAACGCCTCCGGGCAAGCGGGTCTACAAGGCCAAGGATTACGAAAACGAAACGATGCGCCTCGTGCGCCTGAGACAGCAACGCAAGGATCAGGAAGCCGATGTGCTCGAAGCAGAGCTCGACCTCGCCCTCCGCGAGCGACGAGTGGTCCCATAAGGGCCCGCTCTTCTCCAGAGGGTTGGGGCAACAGTAGTACCAAACCAACCCTCTGATAAGGAGAGCAACATGACGGCCGCAATCTCGCTTCCCCAACAAGTCGTCGCCGGCACCGCGAGCATCACTGCGGGGACCACGCAGACGCAAGCCGGTGCCACGCTGATGACCGGCATGCAGAATCTCGTCACGACCGGCAACGCCAACGACGGCGTGCTGCTCCCCAAAGCCGGCAACGGCTGCGTGATCGCGCTCGTGAACCTTTCCGCCGCTGCCCTGCGCATCTACCCGCCCACCGCGGGCAAGTTGAACGGCGGCACGGTCAACGTGCATGTCACCCTGACGGCTTCGAAGAACGCCTTCGCGGTGTACCACAGCGAAGTCGACGCCACCATCATCCAGGCCGCCTAACCGGCACTGAACAAGGAGCAAGCACATGACCACGATCACCGCCGGCGCAGTCATCCCCGTTTCCGGTCCCCACGACACCACGCCGGCTGCGTCCGGCACCTTCATCCCGACCATCTGGTCGGGCAAGCTCAACGTGAAGTTCTACGCGGCCACCACGTTCGGGGACATCTCGAACACGAACTGGCAGGGCGAGATCTCCGGCATGGGCGACAAGGTCATCATCAACAACGTCCCGACGATCACCATCAGCGAGTACACGGTGGGCATGAACCTCTCCTACGAGGTGCCGACCCCCAACGTGATCGAGCTCGTGATCGACAAGGCCTTCTACTTCGGCGTCGGCGTCAACGACGTGATCGAGTACCAGGCCAAGCCCGAGCTGATGGGCATGTTCACGGACGACGCGTCGAACCAGATGAAGATCAAGGTCGACACCGAGTGCTTCCTGAACACCTTCACCAGCGCGTCCGCCTCGAACATCGGCGCGACCGCGGGCCTGGTGTCGGACTTCAACCTCGGCACGGACGCGGCGCCCCTCGCGCTCGCTGCCAACAACGTCCTCGCGACCATCACCGCGATGTCCACGATCCTCGACGAGCAGAACGTGCCCGAGACGGATCGCTGGCTCGTGATCACGCCGGCCGAGCGCAACCTGCTCATGCAGTCGAACCTCGCGCAGGCGCAGTTCATGGGCGACTCGCAGTCGATCGTCCGCAACGGGCGCATCGGCGGGATCGACCGGTTCACGGTCTACGTTTCGAACCTCCTGCCGAAGGCGGCCGCCGACCAGAACTACACGGGCGGCACGGACTCGGGCAAGGTCAAGCGTCACATCATGATGGCCGGCCACAAGTCGGCCCTCACGTTCGCCGGCCAGATCAACAAGATGGAGAACCTCCCCAACCCGAGCGACTTCGGCAAGCTGGTGCGCGGCCTGATGGTCTACGGCCGCAAGGTCGCCAAGCCCGAAGCCCTCACGTACGCCGTCGTCTCGGGCTGATCAACCACCAGGGCGCGGGGCCTTCGGGCCCTGCTCTCGCACAAGGAGAATCTCCATGCCCACCGTTGCCGAACTCGTCCGCGCCGGGGTCTTCAACACCGCCGCGGAAGCCGTCGTGCAGGGCCCGATCGACAAGGTCGTGCTCGATGCCACCACCCTCGCCGTCACCCGCGCGCTGCATGCGGGCAAGGTGATCTGCTTCAACCACCTGGCCGGAACCACGGTCACGCTGCCGGCGGCCACGGGCTCGGGGGACGTCTACACGTTCCTGACGACCCGGGTGCCGACCTCGAACAGCAACATCGTCAAGGTGGCCAACTCG